TTACAAACGGCTGCTGCATGCTCGGCACAACGCCTGCCCGCGATTACTACGGTAACCGCATCCCGTCACGCTTTGAAGTTCAAGAGGGTACCAAGGGTTCACGCCAATTCGTGATCAACCGCATGGGCCAAGATTGGGCCAATCAAATGGAGGCAGCATGAAAGACAAAATCATCAAGTTAACCGAAGCCCAGTACAAAGAGCTAGAACGGGCAATGCAATGGCCGGAAGATCTTGCCAAGTACGAAAAGCTGAACACGCCAACCCCATTAACTGAACTATCTAAATTTGGACTAAAAATATGACGCCAGAACAGGCAGCAGAACAGATTCAGCTGTTCCTAAAGCACGTGAAGGCCGGGGCGAAAGCCCGGCCAGATCGATACAACCTCGGTGTCTACGGCACCAACGTCGTCGAATGCAAGATCACGCAACGCACGCACTGGAAGCTTAACGGTGAGGCCAAGACCCCACTCGCTATCCATGCAGCACTACTCGTATATCAATCCAAGGAGATCTAAAAATGTACCAATACGCACGCCCATCCAACCAATCGTCGTTCCGCTCGTCGTCGCCTCTGTCGAATGAGACCATCGCCCGCTACGCACCAAGCGTGCTGGCGACTGAAGCCCACGAATCACGTGGTGACCGCTACGCGTTTATTCCGACGATCAACGTGATCGACGGCCTGCGGGCCAACGGCTTTCAGCCGTTCGAAGTTCGTCAGACCCGTGTCCGTGATCAAGGCAAGCGCGAACACACGAAGCACCTTGTGCGCCTCCGCCACGACTCGCATATCTCAGCGGCTGTAGGTGAAGAGGTCCCGGAGATCATCCTGCTCAACAGCCACGACGGCAGCAGC